ACGACCTCTTCGACTGCGCCTATCAGCTAGTCTTTGAGCACTTCGCGATTGGTCAGTATTACATGAATCTATTATACATAAATTAGCAGCAGGCTCGGTTGTACCTAGTCCGACATTACCTGTAGTTTCAATTGCTATACATGTTGTTTCTGTGCAACAATCCGTATATGATTCGTTATTATTATTGTCGCGGCTCGGTGAACTCTGGCAACTACATTGGTTGCACGATTGATTTGAATTTCCCATAGTATTAATTATTTATGTTTTTCTGTGTATAAATTCTTTAATTGCTCATTTAATGATGCTAATCTCTCTGCAATATCTAAAATATTTGCTTTGGTTGCGTCGCTTACATCATCGAATAAAGTACCTACTTTAGCTTCAGCTTTAAGCCTCCCCATTACACTTCCATTCTCACCATTTAGGTATGTTTTGAATCCTTCTATTGTAGTTACCCAGCCTTTTAAGGTTTCTAGATCAGCTTGGTAGTCTACATTAGGTTCATTTACCTCTTCAAAATCCCCTGCTGCATCAGGGTTATCTAATGAATTATCAAAAGAAGATGCATCATCTTCCGGGCCTGCATTAAGAGCGTCTACATCTTCTCGCTCCTTTAATAAAGAAAAAAACTTTTTTTCGAACTTACTCATATAAATATTTATTATGAATGACATACTTTTCGAGGATTTATATACATATACTAACAAGTATTATAAAGATGTTGCTGCTCGTAGTGCTAGACCTATCACTAAAACATTAGCAGATATAGCTAAAAACAGTCCAGAAGAGTATAATAAACAAACCTCTAACATGATTCCTTACCCAGGAGAGGCTTTAGTAACTACTCTCGGTACTGCGTATGCTAAGCTTAGCGATGCTCATCAATTAACTCTAGAGTTATATGACAACCCAGCTACAAACTATAGTGACGAAACTAAAAAGAAAGTAAATTTAAAGTTGCAAAAAGCTATGAAGATCATAAAATCTATATCGAAAGATCTAGATAATAATGATACAAATTCTTAAAAGTATAATAGTAGTAGCTTTAGTTAGTAGCACGATTGCTTATATAGGCTCCAAAACTACATCAGAAACATTCGCGACTTTTTTTATAGTTTCTACAACTTTACAGTTTATATTCTTTTATTTTTATAATAGTATTATAACGTATATTACTAGAATGAAGCTTGAGAAAGAAAATCTCGAGGCTATAAAATTAATTAATACTAATAATGTACTAATTAATTGCGAAGCGTGTAAGAAATTGAATACAGTAAGAGTAGATCTCACTACCTTAAACGAGTTCGAATGCACGCATTGTAAAGCAGCAAACATTCTTAATATAGAATATAAGACTATTGTAAAAACTAAAATACCAAAAAATGAGCTACCTAACAAATGAAGAAGAAGCACGATGGATGTGCTTATTTGATGCTGTGAATTTCATATCTGCGAAAGCTGAGATGATCGGACAAAGAAGTGAAAACTACCTTAAACCATTACCTATAGAAAAGTATATCAAAGAAAGATATCCAGCTATGTTTAAAGATGTGGAGTATGAAAAGCTACATCAAGAATAATCACCATATACATCATCATTAGTACCGTAATCAAAGTAAGAGGATTGTTCAGTATCTAAATCATTAATATATTCCTGTATACTATCTGTAGTTCTACCGCTCAATGAGTCATCGGTTATTTGTTCTGATCCAGCATCTTCTACATCAGTATCAGTATAAGAAAAGTCGTATCTTCTTGCTTTGATTTTAAATATGTAATGGCCTTGTAGTTGATTTATAGTAGCTATACTTTCATCAACTCTTTCGGTGATTTCGAAATATTTACCATTTCGACCATTTACCCTATCATTCCCGAGCTCTGTCAATTGAAAAACATCCCCCGCTTTAGGCTCGATACTGTAATTATTATTAGTATCATAGTTATCAGATAATGTTTCCTGAAACGTAGATATATCTATAAATGCTTCTACTTCGTCATCTGATGTAAGACCGAATTTAGAGAAGGTAATAGAGTTATCAGATAGGTTCATTACCATAACTAAGCTTATACCGTTTTTAAACCCACCGATAGTATTTTCTCCGTAAAATTTATCAGATGCGCTTAATGTAGCATCTCGAGTAAAATATGTTGTACTCGTGCCATATTGCGCGATTTGATCTCTCCACCATGTTTTATATAGTCTCTCGCGTTCGTTTGAATTGTTGGCCTTATTGGTAAATCTACCAGTATTACTGTAATAGTTTACTCCATTAATTTGGTCTGTAATATAGGCGCTCATTGTTTTGTTATCGTATAATTACCATTACTTACAGATATTGTTATACCTGTATTACCTAAATTACGTGGGTTACTATCTGTTAAATCTGTGATCTTGAACAGTTTTAATATTTTAGAAGCGCTATTCGGTCGTAAATTGAAACTACCTTTATGTAATTTCTTAAGTCTCGTTAATTCTTGAGGGTAATTAGGATCAGATCTATCATAATCAGCTAATAGATTCTGTTTCTTTCTATAAGACCCTGTTGACCCCTGAAGCTTCATAGGCTTCAATGCTTCAAGAAATGACTTAACGAATAACATATAATTATTTATAAAAAAAGAGCTCCGTTTTGGAGCTCTTTCACTTTATAACTTTTTTATTAGAATTACTTCTTTACTACTTTTTTACCAAGGCTGGTTAATCCAGAGGGATCATGTCCGGTCTTTTTACCATCTCCTGTAGCTTTGGTACCAACTTCAGATGTCGCACTTGCATCGCCAGTTCCAGATGATTTACCACCCAAGGAATCACCAGCTGGTTCAGATGTTTTACCGCCACCATCAGAAGGATCAACACCAGGCTTAGCGCCATCGTTAGTTTGATGATTTTCTTCTTCGAAAGGATCGGAATCTTCTTCATATCCCATGTCCATTTCTTCTGTTTCATCACCCTCTTCTCCACCTTCTTCTTCTCCACCGAGAACATCCATTAGGATTTCATGAAGTTTTGTAGCGAGTTCCTTGTCTAGAGTAATGGTTACATCTCCGTCTTCTTCTCCGCCTAGACCTTCGTCATCAGCGCCATCGATGTCAATGCCGAGTTCCATGTCTTCATCCTCAGCTTCTCCCATTACTTGTTCGAATAATTTATCAAAAATAGATTTATCTTCAGTCATGACTTTAACCTTATTTAAATTATTTATGTTTTTTGATTCCTTTTTTGGTACCTTTTTATCTTTACCTTTATCTTCTGTAGGGTCGACTGGTTCATCTACTCCTTCAGAGTCAGGTCCATCCCCAAGGAGCTCTTCAGCTGACTCTTCATTATCAGGTCTTTGGTCAGACTCTGACTGTAATAATTTATCAATCTTTTGTTTGATCATCTTTTTATACTCCTCTACACTCCCGTAGTTTTTCTTGGCAAATGCCTCATCTGGGTTATCGTGAAGTTTTTTAAGGTCTTCTATATCTTTTTGTTTATCTTCTAACAAGAATTCTTTATTATATAAATTATTGAGTGCTTTATAATCAGCTGCGTCCATATTAATATTTATTGATATTTGTTTTTTTTACTAGCCTAATAAATAACTATGAAAGTTTTAAATTATGGCAAGTATAGCAGATCAATTCAAAGGACTACCTATCGAAGAACTAATCGTTTCGCCTTTAGTAGGTATAGCAAAAGGACAAGCGAAACTAAACGATGTAACTTGGAAGTATATTCAAGAAGTTGGTTTCGATCAAAAAGATGGAAAATATAAACCAAGATCTCTTGATGTAGAAATTAACAGGTATGTAAAGGTTGAAGGAGCAGATCAACCTGAATTACAGACTCTCCATAGTAAAGTACCACTGTTACCATTAATTCCGCTTCCTTCTCTTGCTGTTACATCTGCAGATATCGAATTCACAATGGAGGTACAGCAACATGACTCTCATACTGATAGTAAAGATACTGAAACTACTGTTGATGTAGACGTTAAGTATAAGTCTTGGTGGGGATTAAGTGTAGAATCTAAACTACATGGTAAAGTAGCTACCCACTCGGAAAATACGAGAAAGACAGATAACACCGCAAAGTATGATGTTAAAGTACATGCAGAGCAATTACCTGAAACTGAAGGTATGAAAAAATTAAGTGATAGTCTTATCACAATGATTGAGCCTGTAGTTGCTAATCCAAGTAAGTAATATATTATTATGTTATGAAGTCCGTCTCGTTAGAAAATCTGATAAGGTCAATTAAGCTATCGATAGTTAAATCGACTGATATACTCGAAAAGAGTCATATACAAAAATTATCAGAGTATTTTAACGAAGACGGTACCCCTGTTTGTAAGACTCTAAAAATTAATAATAAGGATGTTAGTGTACCGCTATATACTTTATTAAATCATCAAACACTAGCCTTAGACGAGATGGAAATGTCGTTTAAGGCTAAAATATTTGACTCTCAAGAAAATAAAGAAACTAGTGAAAAGTACGGGCTAGTTGAGCAAATAAAAAAGAATCCATACAACCCTTTTAATACTAATGATATTCAGGTTGATATGAGAAAGACAAAAGAAGATGCAGCTGGTTTCGCTGAGGTAAGGATAAAATTTAAAGTTACCGATAAACCAGAAGAAGTTTCCAGGATTGAAGATCTACTTATACAAGATATAAATTCAAAATGATAGGATCTGGTATACCCTGTCCCTGTTGTGGGTCTCCTCTTAATATAACTATAGATTTTATAATTGAAAATCCTATAGCAGCTTGCCCGAGTTGTAACTCTATTATGAAGTTCCCAGTAAAGGATGATCTCTTCAAGCAGTATAAAGAAGCAAAGAAAGAGATAGATAATATTAAGAAATCTATTAATTATTTAAAATAGATACATGCCTAAAAAACAAGAAGATAAATATTATCTAGGTAATAAGAGTCTGCCAGCTGCAAATATGGAGTTCGAATGGACTCCTAAAATGGTAAGAGAGCTGAAAAAGACTCGACAGAATATCCTATACTTCGCTGAAAACTTTTTCTTCATTGTAAACCTAGATAAAGGTAAAATGAAGATACCCCTCTATGCGAGTCAAAAAAGAGTATTAAGATCATTGCGCGACAATAGATTTGTTGCTTGTCTAGCATCACGGCAGACTGGTAAGACAACGATGATGACAATATATTCGCTATGGATAGCATGCTTTCAAGAAGACCAACGTATACTTGTTGTAGCGAATAAGGAACAAACAGCAATCAATATTTTCTCTCGTATTAGAACTGCATATGAGATGTTACCTAATTATCTAAAACCTGGTGTTGTAGAATATGGAAAGACTTCTATGAAATTAGCTAACGGTAGTAGTATAGGTATTAGTACAACGAGTTCTGATGCTGGTCGTGGTGATTCTTGTAATGTTCTTATTCTTGATGAGTTGGCATTTATTCCTAATAACTTAGTAGATGCTTTTTGGAAATCTGTTTATCCTATCATTTCCTCTTCTAGAAAATCTAAAATCTTTATAGCCTCTACCCCTAATGGTACTGATAATTTATTTTATAAGCTATACATGGATGGTTTAAATAATAAGAGTAATTGGTACGCAGAAAAAATGATGTGGTATGAAATACCAGGTAGAGATGAAAAATGGAAAAAAGAAACTATACAATCTATAGGAAGTGAAGAAGCTTTCAGACAGGAATTTGATTGTGAGTTTATTGAATCAGGAGATACATTTATTGATGAAGAGTATTTCTTGAAGCTCGAGAGTGAAATACAAGACCCTAAACATATATTTGAAGATGGTGCATATAGAGTTTGGGAAGTACCAGATGTAAATTCTATTTATACTATTGGAGTTGATGTTGCTGAAGGGGTAGGTAAAAACAGTTCTGTTATACAAATTTTAGATATTACAGATCTTACAAATATTAAACAAGTTGCAGAGTATTGTAGTAATACAATTAACCCATATGAATTCGCGACTAAGGTACATGATATATGTGAGCATTGGGGTTCTCCTCCTGTTTTAATAGAACGAAATAATAGCGGAGCTCAGGTTGTAGATTTATTATATCAAAATTATAGATACCCTAATATTGTAAGTTACAGTCCTAGAACAGGTAAATTTAAATTTGATAGAATGGGAGTATATGCTCATACTAATACCAAATATAAGGGTGTTATGAATATGAGATATTGGGTCCATGAGTTAAAATGTATTCTGTTTAGAAGTAAAGAGACAATACAAGAACTAAAAGCATTCCAACGTAAACCTAACGGAACGTGGTGCGCAAAGCCTGGATATGATGATGATAGAGTTATGTCTCTAATATGGGCTTTAATGATCCTTGATAGCGCTTTAGTACAGAGATACTATGATGTTGTAGAATTAGATGATAATGGAAAACCGAAAAATATAATTTTATCTGAATTTGTTCATCAAAACTTTAAAGGTTTTTTGAATGACTATAAAACCGAAAATGCAGCAGATACATGGCAACCACCTAATGTAGTATTCCAAGATATAAATATTAGTGAGGACCCATCTGAGATAGATGATCTCGTCGCACAAGGCTGGGAAGTATTATAATGAATCAATCACCACTTAATAAAAATAGAAACGATAAGTTTATTCTTGTTCTCAATCTACCTGAAGGATTGAAAGAAATTAACGATAATATATCTCGTAACAATAATAGAGTAAATGCGAATAGTTTAGAAATGAGTATATTTGGTACTCTAACACCCTCGTTCGATATTCCTGAGGTTACTTTACCTTATGGAGCTCAGAGTGTAAAAGTTAGCTCTCATGTAAGACAAGCTCCTGGAAGTTTTGATTTTAATTTTAAAATCGATAATGAGTACAAAAACTATTGGGTGATATATAAGTGGCTAGATTTATTAAATGATGTTAAAACGGGCAATTTCAATAGTGATAATATAATTGATATAAAAGGTCATGCTTATTTAAATGCATATGCATCTAATATAACTGTTTTTGGTTTAGATGAGTATGAAAATAGGAAAATACAATTTGATTATATTGGAGCATTTCCTACAAACTTGGCAGAGATTACCTGGAACTATAATGATAATAGTGAGATAACCTCTTCAAGTTCATTTAGTTTCACCAAAATGGAAGTTAAATTACTCTAATAATATTATCTTTATATTTACATTTAGGCATATTATATAATATACTATGTAGTTCATCAATAGTAATATTACCAGCTTTATATGATTCTAGCTCAATAGAACCTATCATTTGATTCGTTCTATTTTGAATACTTTTGATATACATAGTAGCTTCAAACATTTGATCGTTATCTCCTGTATCAAACCAAGCGTGGTTCGATCCTAGTATTGTCAGGCCTAATTCACCGGAATCCATATAATCTCTGTTTAAGTCTGTAATTTCTAGTTCATTTCTACTTGATGGCTTTAGATTTTTAGCTCTCTCTGGCGCAGTACAATCATAGAAATATAAACCAGTAACAGCAATATCACTAGTGGGTTTAGAAGGTTTCTCTTCAATATCTAATACAACTAAATTATCAGTACATGTTACAACCCCGTAATCCTGTGGATTACTAACTTTATAGCCTACAATTGTAGAGCTTAGCTTAGCTGTTCCTTCACACAAAGGCTCTCCAACACCTGTAAAAATATTATCTCCTAATATCATTACCACGTCTTCATTCCCAATAAACTGCTCTCCTATAATTAATGCTTCAGCAATCCCGCGTGGCTTATCCTGAATTTTATATGTAATATTGAGACCTAGACTAGCTCCATCTCCAAATATATCTAAAAAGGTTCCTACTTGATTTGAAATAATAAGTATATCCTTTACTCCTAGATTAATTAATGTAGATAACGGGTAATATATTGTTGGTTTATCATATACAGGTAAAATCTGCTTAGATAATACCTTTGTATTTGGATACACTCTCGTACCAGAACCACCAGCTAGAATTATTCCTCTCATATATTTATATTATATCTTATTTCCTATGCATTTCAACTAATAATAAATCCTAACTTTCCATTAAGGGACAATAAATAATTAAAGAAAGTTACAACTATGTCTAGACGAACTATACAATCTCCTGGAATTGAAATCAGAGAAATCGACTTGACACAGAGACCCGCGGCTCCTATTGGAACTAGTGTATTTATACCTGGTTTTTCAAATCAAGGACCAACGGATGAAGTGTTAAATGTTGGTACATTTTCTGATTTTGAAGAAATTTACGGAAAACCCACTAACTCTGCTGAAAGATATTTCTATCACAGTGTTAAGCAGGTATTTAACAGTGATGCACATGTTTATGTATCCAGATTGCCTTATGGCGCTGGTGATGGATTATCAGATGCGAGTAATAAGTACACAGCACTAGTATATCCTGTTGTGTCTCCTAAAACTACAGAGTTTTACTTCTCTGCAGATGGTACTAAATTATCAGGATTCGCTTTCAGCGATGCTGCAGAAGTAGGTGACGTATCTATAGAATTAATTACCAAGGATAGTAATGGAGATACGATATACACAACGAAGACTATGCAACTTACTGCAGATTCCAGTAGTACATTAACTAGTGATCTCATCAAGACCGAATTAAGTGGTGTATCTGGGCATGATATCGTTAAAGCTATAGCTTATAGCAACGCGCTTTCCGGTCTCAGTGGTGATGCTGCAACTTTATCAGCTGCAGATTATTATATCCTAGGTTCACCGACTTTAGTAGAACTAGATCAAGCTGCTTATAATCAAGCATTAGATGGTAACTTGACATGGTCAAATGATTCTGCTGCTGGTCAATCCGCGAACTTCACAACAAGTCCATTGACTGGTGGATCTGGTGCTATTGAAGGAGCTGGTCTAATAGTACTTAATAAGGCTAAGACAACTGTTAATAATAACTTTGAAGGTTATTATGTAGGTATTATCGACGGTGCAAATATTAACCCTGCAACTGATTTTGACGGTGCTGGTAATCAGTATGTTGCTACTACCCCTGGAAGTAAAAAGCCAGCTGATTTCACTACGGTACCTACTTCAAGGCTAGATTATAGTCTAAGTGCATCTAGTACTTCTAATGCAAATTCAGTTAGTAGAACATTAGAAGAAATACCTCAATTCAATATTAACGGAGCAGATTTCGTTGATACAATTTCATTAGGGGTATTTAAAGCTCGTGTTACACCATTCTCTAATACAGATCTAAAGTTAAGTTATTTCCTTGCTGAAGGTTATACTGGTTCTCTTAACTCATTTAGGAAAGTTCAAAATGCAAACGGCGGAGAAAGAAAATCATTCTTCTTAGAAGAACAAGACGATGCATCTACAAACGTTAAAGTTTTAGTTAACCCTTATATCAGTAAACACGCTGGTGACTGGACATCCGCTAATTCTGAAGCTCCTAAGAAGTTTGTTAGAGTACATACTGAAAAAACATATGCTAACGCAACAGCTGAGATCATGGAAGATTTCAGAGATAGTGAA